GGATTGAATCAGTTGCCGCGGTATAATCACCGGATATCCACACATCTTCAGGATCTGAATTTTCATAGATCCTTGAGATAGCGGGTATCAAGTTATTTGTACCGTGGGTCAGACAAAATTGTTCTTCTTCTCCTAAAGCGAGCCACATGGCACGCTGAAGGGGTTTTAAACAATAAGTGTCTGCTATTCCTGCAGTGATAGTCCTTACCTTGAGTGGTTCCACAATCGGTTCCACCCTTACAGGTAAAGGTTCACTTGGAGGAAATGATTCAAACTCTAGAGCATAAGTATTCGATTTCTGTTCAGGAGACATATCGAAACCTAAACTTTTCGGAAGATGAGGACTAATCTCTTGTCCAAAATATTCTTCTGAAATTAAGGTTTCTGGTGTTTCCACAACAGAATCAATTACTTGAGTCCAAGTACTGCGAATGTTATCATGAAACTTCTCTCTCTCTCGAAAGACTTTCGGGATCCAGCTGATGAACTTGTCATCAACTGGTTCCCAAATGCCTTGAGAGAGATTATTACATCTATCCGTCTTTTCACTAAAAAGTGTTTTTCGACGATAGAATTGTTCAGAGAAGTCGAACGTACGAATATCTGAGCGACTACGGGCACAACCGGGTCTCATGAGCAAGTTTTGCTCACGAACCCAGTTGGGGTTTTCTCTCAACTTGAAGATTTGTTTATCTTCAATGTAGAGAGGAATATGGAAACGCCTCTAAAAAGAAGCGTCGTCCAAAATTCCCGCAGTATCCTCATATATTACTAGATCTTGACCATATTGGAGATTGCTAGTAGCAATGATGATAGGAGACACGAAGTGTGCCCCCTTATCCTCCAAGTCAGCCATAGGAAGGACGTAAGGATTACAAGAGACCAAAGTTTGGAACTCTTTAATATCTTTACCTTCCTTAGACTGAGCAAGATCATCTAATATGACAATGGGTTGGTTTTTGTATCCATCCCAATGTTCAACATTACATGATCTTGAATAAGTCAAGTCTTTACGTTTGATTCCAGGAAAAAGTTTAGATAAACTCGAGATGATCTCGGGTAATCTAGAACTTTTTCCCATACCAGGCTGTCCAAAAAGGCCAATAACAAGAGGTTCCATCCTATCTAAAGGATCGGAACTAAATGTATGGTTTTTCAGACGATCTGAGTGAACTAAGTCTCCTTTTAAACCTCCCGTATTACGCGGGAAAGCAAAAGAAGCTTTGTTACTCGGATAAAATCCGCGATTTGGACGGTAGTATTTCGATACTATCTGTCCAAACTTTCTTCCACGTTCACGGAGATCAGTAAGTGTTACCTCACTGATCTCCGTTCCCGGAGAAGAAAGTTGATCACGGTGCTTGATAAGAGTGTCCAAGATAAATTCTTCAGGTACCTCCTTACAGAGGGACTTAGATTGTAACAAAGAAAAGAAAAAATTAACTTTCTCTTCTTGGTTCAATGCTGAAAAATTTGAACGAAACTGAAAGGGAACCATATTAAAATGGTCTCCTTCTGGTAGTTCATCTTGGTCCATGGAATCAGAAACATGATAACACAATGAATTCTTAAGGCATTTTATCATTTTCTTCTCAGATGAAAAATTAAAACTTTTCATTTGAGAATAAATATGAATGAAGAGCTCAGTCAAGTGGTTTTTGGCCTTAGGTCTAAAGACTTTGTCTTTGAACCTTTGGTTAAACGCAACTCGATCGAGCTTCTTCATCTTCATAGTAAGATAGAATGCCCATGCCATTCGCAAAGAATGTGAAACTAACCTGTAATTATCGAAAATTAACGGGAAAGTTCCACTGGCTTTATCAAGGGGAAGGCCATTGTCTAACATAAAAGTGAGAGGATCGAAATCCTTCTTTCCTTTCAATGTTTTATACAATGTCTTCACACCTTTATCAGCTTTCATGACTCTACGTCGGATAGATGCTTTATCAAATAAGATAGAGCGTCCACCCGGGAGGTACTTAACCTCCAATGATTCATCTAAATGAATCAGAGACATGATAACTGAATCCAACTGGGTTTCACCTAAGAAAAAAGCTCTTTTGAAGAACTTTTGTTCGAAGGAAACCCACTCACATACGATACCTTCCAGACGGTTGGTAGATTTTCC